TACTAGAGAACTTCTGATAGCGTAACTGCTCACCAGAAGGTAGAACGCCAACCGGAGATCTACACTGCTCAAGTGCATACCACCAGTCGTTAGGTAGGAGGAAGTTCACCAACTCAAAAGATAGAGTGTCGCTTGCCATTGATAAATCAATAGTAGCTAGCTCTCCCGTAACGCTGCCAATTCGAGCAGCATTTTGGTTTTTCTCTTGTGTCGATAAGTCTATTCCAACCGACTTAAGACGGTCACGAATCAATCGCCCGATCCCTTTTTGAATATAGATATTCATATCAGGCTCTTTGGCGATCGAACGATCGGTCTTATAGTTCTTCGGAACGAATATGACGTGATTCCCAGGAACAACTTTCACAAGATTGTCTGGGGTGCCTCCTGATAACAGGACATTGTGTATCCACAATGGACTCATACGAATTGCGCATGAGCCAGCAGTCACGTTCCCTGAGGTGCTCTCCGGTATACCGGAGTATTTATAACAAGCAGCAGCTTCCTTTCGGGTTAGACGCGTTGTCGCGCCCGGACCGAAGTTAAACTGCTTAGCAGCAAGGTCCCAATGAAACGGCTTGAGGGTATCCCGAACACGAGCTTTCACTCGCATCCAGAAAGGGTCATATTTCATGACCTTTGGTACCCAAAAGTTAGTTTCAAGACACAGGGCTTCGGCCTCGTGGAATCGTTTCCACGATGTTCTCTCTTTATCCGACGACGGTTTCCCATCATCAAACTTGGAGAATATTTCACCAAATAATAACGTCCAACGAGCGCTCTCCAGACTAGTTAGGTCTAAAGAAGTTTCCCGTCCAAGTTCACCAACCGGAGAAATTCCGGCTAGCGTGGACAGAGTCTCGACGAACCTCTCATTTGAGAAGCCGATACTCGCACCAGTGAATCGTTTACGATTCATAATAACCTCTTAAGGTTAATCACACAAGCTGTTTACAGCCTATCTTTGGTCTTCTTTGCCAGCATTGCAAGCAACACTGGTTTTAGAATTCCCCAGATCTTCTTCAGAGTCGACTTTTTC